AAAGGCAAGAAGCGCAAGGCCGCGATATGTCTGCCTTTGTGCAAGCCCTTCGCGGTACTCCTGCAAATTCACCACAACCTGATTACGAAGGTAACGCAGTAGGCCCAACAATGCCTGCAAAAGCTGGCAATCCATACGAAGCGTATGCACAAGCTGCTGCAAGTCAATCTCCAATGGTTCGCCAAATGGGTATGCAAGGCATGGCTCAATTGCCACAAATGGAGCAAGAGGCGGCTTTGAAGCGTGAAAAAATGGCGCAAGATGCAGAACTTAAAAGACTGCAAATTGAGCAATACGCACAAACGGAGAAAAACCGTTTGGCAGACAAGCAAGAGGCGCGTCAATTTGCTTTCTCTAATCGCCCAGAAAAGATGGTTACAGTTCTTGGCCCTAACGGTGAAGCTATGTCTATGTCACAAAGCCAAGCCCAAGCTGGAAACATGGAGTTGTATAACCCATTACGCGCAAAGCAAATTCAGACTGAGCAAGGTAAGAAAGTTGGTCAAACTGGCCTTTCTGAGACTTTGGACACATTGTCTGGTTATTACAACACGTTGAATGAAAACAGTGGTATTCCAAGCAAAGACAATCGCCCATTGACAAACTTAGGCGCAGCTATTTCTGGCACTAAAGCTGGTAACTTTGCTGGTCGTATGCTTGGCACAGAAAACGCAGATGCGCGGGATAAGATTGCTCAAACTCGCCCATTGTTGTTGGCTGACATCAAGAAGGCAACGGGCATGACAGCATCAGAGATGAACTCAAATGCTGAATTGCAAATGTGGTTATCAACAGCTACTGACCCATCGCTAGGATTTGAGGCAAACGTAGATGCGCTTCGTAACCTTGAAAACAAGTTTGGTTTAGGTCGCGGCAAAGGCACTGATGCAAACCCATTCTTGAAGAAAAAACCTGCGGCTCCTGCTGCTGGCGCTGGTAAATTTGACGAAGGTAAAGAAGCTCGTTATCAAGAATGGCTTAAAAAGCAAGGCGGTCAATAATGAACGAATTAGAAGAATTTGAATTTCGCCGCCGTTATGAAATGGAAAATGGCAAATCTTCTACTGCTGTACCAAAAGGCCCACAAAAACAAACTATCTACAACGAAGAAACTATTTACGACCCTGTAACTGGTGTTCCTATCTCAAGCGGTGGCTATGGCGAAGGCGCTAAAGGTGCAACTAAAGCCATTGCTGATGTAGCTACTGGTGTTGTTTCTGCTCCTGTTGCCTTTGCTGCTGGTGCTTCTCGTCCTTTATCGTCTATTGGTCGCATGGCTGGTGTGCAAGGCGCTAAACAGATGGGTGATGTTACTACTGGTCTGACTAAAGGCTTGGCACAGGCAAACGATTCGCAATATCTAATCCCTGGCGCTGAGTTAGCGGGTGAAATTGCTGGCACTGCTGGTGCTGGTAATTTATTGGCTAGTGGTTTATCCAAAGTTGCACCGCAAGCTACGCGATTAGCTGAAGCGTTACGCACTGGTGGTTTTAGTGCTGGTGGCGCTACTGGCAAAACAGGTTTGGCTATTCGTGGCGCTGGTGGAGCTGCAACTGGTGGTGCTGGCACTGCTTTAGTTAATCCTGATGATGCTGGTTTAGGTATGGCTATTGGCGGGGCTTTGCCTGTTGTTGGTAAAGGTTTGGCGGTTGGTGGTAGTGCTATTGGTCGCGCTTTGCGTTCTGAAGATGTGAAGATTGCTGAAAAATTAGCGGCGCAAACTGGTTTGCCTAAAGAGCAAATTATTCAGGCAATGGAGATTCAAGGCCCGTCTATGCTGCAAGGCTATCAAAAGACTGTGCCGCAAATTCTGCAAGACCCAACATTAAGCCAATTACAACGCAATTTAAAAACTGCTGGTGTTAATACGCTTGGCGATGCTGAAAGGTTACAACAGCAGCAAATGACAGGAGCGCTTGAGCGTGTAGCGCCTATTCAGGCAACGCCGTTTGATGCTGCACAACGCGCTGGCGGGGCTATTCAAAACTATGCAGTTCCTGCACGACAAAACGCTACCGAAAATGTGCGTAATGCGTTTGATGCGGTTGACCCGTTTGGTGAAACTGCGCTGAATTTGCCTATTTCTGAAATGGAACGTGCTGCTGGCAAGTTCTTGGGTGAAGGTACGTTTGGCACTGGTTCACGCGCTGCTGAAGCTATTAACACTGCAAAACGTGTAGGCACTGAGGTGTTGCCTGAAGTTAAAGCCATTACGCAAAAAGAAGCAGGCAAGCAACAAAACTTAGAGCAAGCTGTTCGCGCTTTGGGTGGTATGCGTGACACTGGTTATTTGAGTAAAGAATTGCAAGAGCTTGGACGCAAACAGTCTGGCACTACTGGTTTGATTGGTAAGACTGGTAAAGACGTTGAAAAAATGGCCGAGCTTATGTATGAGCGCGGTTTTATTGCTGACAATGACCCTGCTACTCTGCTTGATGCGCTTCGTAATAAGGGTGGCCGCAATACATTTGCTAATGATGTGTCTGACAATGCGTTTCAACGTCAATTTGAGGCGGCAATGGGAGATATGCCTGAGAAGCAAGTTATCTCAAAGGCTGTGCCGTTTCAGACAGTGCAAAACTTGCGTTCATCTATCGGTGAGGCTGCGGCGCAAGCTGAGGCTAAAGGCGCAGGCAAAGAGGCGGCTGCTCTTAAAACAATGATTGGTGAAATTGATAGTCGAATCAATCGTGCGGCTGGTGGTAATGTGGGTGAAGGTGAGTTTTTCCCGAAAGATATTGCTGACCAATACCGAAAAGCCTTGGGTATGCACGAAGCCAAGATGAAACAGTTTGAAACTGGCCCTCAGGCTAGTATGTTCCGCAAAGGCGGTGACGGTCAAATGTCTATTCAAGGCGCAGAGATTGCACCAAAATTCTATAACTCGGCAATGTCTCAGGCTGATGATGTAAAGGCATTTAAGCGCCTGATTGGTGATCGCACCGACTTGGCTGACGAATTGAAATCGTTTGCCATTACCCAAGCTGATGCTACACGTAACGCGCAAGGTGACTTAGGCGATAAATACATCAAGTGGATGAAAGGCCGTTCAGGTGCTAATCGTGAGCTGATGACGTCTCAAGAGCTGGCCACAATCAAAGAGGTTGGCAAGGCTGTTCAGAATCAAATGCGTACTGAAAGCCTTGGCCGAGTAAGCGGTTCTGATACGGCTCAAAAACTGGCGACACTGCAAAGTAATGGCATTTTGGATAGCCGTATGGTTGATGTATTGGCCAACAAAATTCCTTTGGTTAGCAGCTTTACTAGTCCAATGCTTAAAGGTTTGCGTGATACTGCATCAAAAGGCAGAAACGAAACAATGGCACGACTATTGGCGAATCCGCAAGAATTCTCTAATGCTTTACGTACACCTGCCGAAAACAAAGCACTGGCAGAAGCCTTGCGTATGGCTATGCCAGTGTCTAGAGCGCTACCTGTGGCGTTTACCGATCAGTAAACCCGATATAAATGCCAATTAAAAAGATGACAACTAACAAAACGATTGCTTTGTATAGCTTAAATTCAATGTAATCTATGGTGTTCTCCTAGTTCAGCCCTTCGGGGCTGTTTTTTATGTTGTAGGCTTTGCTAATAAAGCGCAAATCATATCTGCAACGTTTTGAGCATTTGTACCGCCGTTGTAGACGTAAGGAAACTTGTTTTCAAGCGTTTGGTCTGTTGAGTAGTAATACACGTTTCCAAAACCTGCTTGGCAATCCTTTTTTGCCATAAAAACAATGTTAAATTTAGGGTTTTTGCCTTTGATTGTTCCACGAATAATCAAACTGCCTGTTGTTTCACCTTCGTAAAAGCTACCTTTTTGTCCCTCTACTTTGTAATTTTTATCGTGAGATGTGGACAAAGTAAACCAATCATCGGAAGCAAAAGCAGACAAAGACACAAAAGCAATCAAAGTAACTAAGATTTTTTTCATTTTTATTCTCCTATTAACGGCACTCAATCACACCAAAGACATTCTGATAGCACTGCTGACGAATGTTTGAAGGTTGCTGAGATTGATGGTAGTTCATCTGGTTTAACTGCTGCTGTTGTTGCAACTGTTTTTGCATTTGCTCAAGCTGAACGCAGTTGTTGTAATTTTGGTCATACGGGCAGTAGGCAAATGCCGTACTTGACGCAAGCATAAGTGCAATTAAAAGCAATTTCATGTGAACTCCTGTTGTTGATGTGAGAATCGTAACCGAAAAAAGCAATGTTTTTATAGTGGTTTATACCTATTTTTTAGCATTGTTTCTATGGTATAGCGCAAAGCATTGCAAGCGTGTAAAATCATGGTAATTAAGGCGCTATGCCTTGTAACGGTAAAGGAAAGCAAATGTCGAGAAATGGCAGCGGGTCATACAGCCCACCTAGCGGAAGTTGGACAAACCCAGTAAACGGTCAGCTTGCAACGGCAGGCGATTGGACTGCGCTTCTCAATGACATTTCAGCGGCTTTAACTCAGTCTGTTAGTGCTGATGGTCAAACGCCAATCGTTGGCAATTTGAATCTTGGAAACAACAAGATTACGGCATTGTCTGCTGGCACTGGTAGTGGCAATGCGTTGGAATTCTCTCAACTGTTCAATCAAGGCACAGAGCAAGACCTAGCAAGTGCAGCCACTGCCGACATCGGCGCACAGTTAACTAACTTCTTGCGTATCACTGGCACGACAACCATTACATCGTTTGGCACTAACTATAAAGGGCCACGATTCCTTCGTTTTGCTGATGCTGTAACGCTGACAAACGGCTCTGCTCTGACATTGCCAGGCGGCGCAAACATCACTACTGCTGCTGGTGATTGTTTGGTTGTAGTGCCTCGCGCTACATTAGGTACTGCTGATGGTTGGCAGGTAATTGCGTATCAAAAGAACACAACGCCAGGCACTATTGTTTTGGCTGATGGTTCAGTGACAAACGCTAAATTAGCTGATGGTGCTGTCTACGGTACAAAACTAACTAGCAAGATTGAGCCTGTCACTGCTTCGGTCGCATCTAACGCGCTAACTGTCACGCTTAATCCTACAACGCTAGATTTCCGTAGCTCTACGCTTGGTAGTGGTACAGTAAACACGCGAAACATTGCAACGGCTATCAGTGCTGTCGTGCCTTCTGGTGCAACGCTTGGTACTACAAACGCAACGCTGTCAAAGGTGATGTTACTTGCAATTTACAACGCTGGCACTGTTGAACTGGCGGTGTGCAACGGCTCTTTGTCGTTGGATGAATCAACGCTGATTAGCACGACTGTTCTTGATTCAGCATCGAATAGTGCAAGCGTGATTTATTCGGCAGCAGCACGAACAAACGTACCTTTCCGCATTGTTGGCTATGTAGAGAGTACGCAAGCAACGGCAGGGACTTGGGCAACTTCTCCTTCAAAGATTCAAGGTATTGGCGGTCAGATTCAATCGGCTTCTGCTAGTGGTTCAATTGCAGGAATTACAAGAGGAACGGCTGTTACAGCATCTGGTACTTCAATTGACTTTACGTTTATCCCTTCTTGGGTGAAGCGTATTACTGTGATGTTTAGCGGTGTGTCTACAAACGGAACGTCAAACATTCAGATTCAACTTGGTTATGGAAGCACAACCTACGTCACTAGCGGATATACAGCGGGTGGGTTTTTAAATACTGGTTCAGGCGTTACATCTGCCACTCAAACATCTGGTATTCCGATTGAAGTTACTAATGCTACTTTAGGTGCATCTTCAATTCGTCACGCACAAGCATTGCTGGTAAATATCACAGGTACAACTTGGGTCGGTAACGCATACAGTAACCACTCAAATGCTGCTTGTTATACAACTGGCGGAGGTAGCTTGGCTTTGGGTAACGTATTAACAGCGGTTCGCATCACCACAGTAAACGGCACAGATACCTTTGACGCTGGAACTGTCAATATTTTTTATGAGTAAACTATGCACAAAATTGTTTTAAATATACAAACAGGCGAAGTGTCTCAAATTGAATACACGCCTGAAGAAATGGCAGAGCATGAGGCCAAAGTTGCTGCACAAGTTAATGTAGAGGTGCAAGATGAACAACCTAATCAACCTTCTTAAAGAGTATGCGCCACAATTAGCCACTGCTGCTGGCGGCCCTTTGGCTGGTTTGGTTGTGTCGCAAATCGCGCAAAAACTAGGCGTAGAAGCAACGCCAAGCGCCGTATCTGCTGCGATTCAAGCTGACCCACAAGTGGCATTGAAACTCGCAGAGATTGATGCAGATCAGTTTAAAACCGAAGAAAACAACATTACTGCTCGATGGGTTGCAGACGATCAGGCAGAATCTTCGCTAACCAAAAACATTCGTCCTATCACGCTGATTTACTTGCTTAGTGCTTATACGTTCTTTGCTGTTTGCTCCATGTTTGGCTATGAGACGCGCGGTGCATACGTTGAGTTATTAGGACAATGGGGTCAGCTTGTTATGCTTGCTTACTTTGGTGGCAAAACCATTGAACGGGTGATGAAAAAATGAAAGCATCACAAAAGTGCATTGATTTGATTGAAAAGTTTGAAGGCTTTTCAGACAAGCCTTACCTTTGTCCCGCTGGCAAGTGGACTATTGGTTTCGGCTCTACATTCTATGAAGACGGTACGCCTGTCAAACAAGATGACGCACCGATCACCAAAGAACGCGCTAAAGACATTGTTTTTACTGTGCTTTACAAAAGTTTTGAGCCGTTTGTAAACAACATGGTTACAGTGCCTATTAACCAAAATCAGTACGATGCTTTGGTTGACTTTGCTTATAACTGTGGCGTTGGCAATCTCAAAACTTCAACGCTTATGCGCAAGCTAAACGCCAAAGACTACTCTGGCGCGGCTGATGAGTTCTTGCGCTGGAATAAAGCCTCTGGCAAGGTATTGGCAGGGCTAACCAAGCGCCGTGAAGCTGAACGCGCTTTGTTCTTGGCTTAAATCCATTCAGTCTTACAAGCGTAAAAGCCTTTTCCTGTTGGTAGGCAGTTAATCACCTTTTCATACTTTTGCTCTGTCTTTTCAGGGATAGCCGCGCCAAGCAATAAAAGTGCGACAGTTATAAGGCAAATCGTAACAATGGTGACAACGCACCATGCAAGTTCTTTGATTACGTTCATGCTGTCACCCAAAAGTAAATACCAAGCGCAATCCAAAGATATACGCCAACATGAAAAAGCACTTTTGTTGCAAGTGACTTCTCTGGTGGGTAAAACCATTCGCCGTAACTAGCGTCTTTAAACGCATCTTGGGTTGTGCGAGGATAAATGCGTGATGTTGGAAAACTCATTTTTGCTCCTTCAGTTCAATAATCCGTTTGTGAATCAACTCATGTAGCCAAGGCGATTGCTCTTTTAGCTCTACATATCGCTTTTCTGCATAATCACGAAACCCGTCAACTTTGCCCATCTCAATGAAGTGTTTAGCCATATCTGTGACTAGCTGCTGATAGTCCATGCTGTAACTTTTTCACGGTCGCACCAAATGTTTTGCATCGGGTGATTGCAGTCTTTGAACAAAAGATTTCCAAACCCATCGGCTTTTACTTTACGCACCTGGTTGTAAATCATTACAAAAAACTCATGTGGCAAGTAGTCTGGCACTTTTTCTTCAACAATCCATTCCATGTGATTTCTCCTATTGTGTTGCGTTATCTTGTCGCCTATTGTTAGCAGATTGTGTCCGATAAACATCAACACGAAGTTGCGCGGCTATCAATAAGAATTTAAGCCGTTCTTCTTCTTCAACTGCTAATTTGAGGCCGTTTAAGACCTCGATGTAATCTGCATGAGCATAGGCATAGGCTTCACGCTGTCCGTCTGTTTTAGCCTCGCTCTGGTTCATAAGCTGTGCTTTACGGGTCTTGCGGTATTGCTCAAGATAGACACGATTAGCTTTAGCCTGTGCGTGTGCCTTGCTGTTTTTGATGATGAAGCTAACTGCTTCTTGTGGGTCAAAATCCATTATGTAATCTCGATTACGTCTTTAGCACGACTACGGATTCTGTCTGCTGTTTTGCGAATTGCTGTTTCATACACGCTACGCGCAACACTTGTACGCTGTAAATCGTGGTATTCATGCAACTCACGGATTGCATTAAGCGTTACACCATCAACACCCATCTTTTTGGTTTCTTGAAAGCGTTTGGCGGCTTTCAATAATCCATTCTGAGCGACTTCGCAAACTGGCAATACTTCTGGGCCAATCCCCATATTTCCCATTGTCTCAGCAATATTGAGGAAGTCACAAGTCCATCGCCAATCTTCTATTGTTCCTCGCCCAAAGGCAAGGTTATCAATAGCGGATAGTTCAGCTAGGCGAAGCTGGTCTAGTGGTTTTTTACCAGACACAGCCGCGCCCATTATCGCCATGCTAATAGGG